CCCACGTATACCTCGACCGAAAAAACCCTAGGTTTTTTGGAAAATTTGAGGGTTTTTCTTCTATTTAAAGAAGTATGTTTATTTTTGTTTGATTTTGAATAAAATTTTTTAAAAGTTTTACCCTTTTTGAATGGTACTTTTTGTGTAAGACGAGAAACCGATTGAAGGAGAGTGTCTTAAATGGGCGAAGTCAAAAAAATTGAAAATGTAGATATTGATTTGCTTATTCCTTATGCCAAGAATGCAAAGATTCATGATAAAAAGCAGATTGAAAAAATAAAAGCATCAATCCAGGAGTTTGGATTTGTAAGTCCTTGCCTAATTGACAAAGATTTCAATATCATCGCTGGGCATGGCAGAGTCTTGGCAGCAAAGGAGCTTAAATTTGAAAAGCTTCCTTGCGTATTTATCGAAGGACTTACAGATTCGCAGCGGCGCGCTTATATTCTTGCAGATAATAGATTGAGCGAGCTTGGAGAATGGGATTTTGAGCTCGTAGTTGATGAGCTCGAAATTTTAAAAGATGAAAATTTTGATATTTCAATTACAGGATTTGATTTAGATCAGATAAATGTAAATGTTGAAGTTGAAGATGACAATTACAATGAAAGTGACATAGAAGAGAGATGCAAGCCTGGCGATTTGTGGAAATTGGGAAATCACAAATTGATTTGTGGAGATAGTTCAGATGTTCTCACAATTAGCAATTTACTAGGGGGGGCAGAGCAGACCTTGTATTTACTGACCCGCCTTATAAGATGGGATATTCAGGTGCTGGAATAATTAGAGAAAAAACTAAAAATGTTAGAGAGCGAATAAAAGACATAATTGATTTTGATGCAAATTCAATAGGCTATTTGGCGGCTATGGACATAGGAAGTATTTATATTTTCACTTCAAAAGATTTGATTCCTGATTATTTGCAAATTTTCAAAGAATGGAAATTTAATATTTTGACATGGGTAAAAACAAATTCGCCTCCAATGTGCAATAATAATTTTCTTCCAGATATTGAATATTTGCTATATTTCCATAAAGGCAAACGAATCTGGAATAATGGATTAAAACCGATGGATATATATCGCAGGGCTTTTTTTTCTTCCCGCGCTGAAGGTCATGCAGAAATCGGAGACGTACATCCAACAATGAAGCCTTTAAAATTGATTTCTGACAAAATGCAGATTTCATCAAATAAAAATTCGATTGTTTTGGATTTATTCGGTGGTTCTGGTACAACTCTTATTGTTTGTGAGCAATTAGAACGATGTTGTTATATGTGTGAAATTGAGCCGCATTACTGCGATGTAATAATAGATAGATGGGAAAAGTATACTGGACAAAAAGCTGAGCTTATTAATCGATGAGATGCCTGGAAGGAGAGAATCGATGGCGAAAAAGAAAGAAGAGCAGCATCTATCGCTGCAAGAGCAAGCTGATTTAATATTACAAAAAGCAGAAGAAAAAGGAGTCTCGACGAATTTCTTTTTCGTTACAACTTTTAAACGATATCAAGTTCAGATGAAAATCATGAACGAGCTTGAAAAAGAAATTAATGAGCTTGGAGCGACAGTCTCGAAGGAATATGTCAAAGGCAGGCAAAATGTATACACTAATCCTGCTATTGCAGAATATAATAAGACTGCGACTGCAGCCAACGGAACAGTCGCAACGCTCCTAAAGATTTTAACGACTCTTGCAGAGGAAGAAGAAAAACAGCCAGCTGATCTGATGCAAGAATTCTTATCTCTTTGATGGAAATAAAAAAATATAATTACATTGCTCGATATTGGAAGAAGATTCAATCTGGCGAAATTGAAGTTTGCTCCAAAGTTAGAAAAACAATGGAGCAGCTCATCGAAATTCAAAATGGTCATGATAGCAAGTATCATTTTGATCCAGTGCTGGCGAATAGGCCGATTGTTTTTATTGAGAATTTTTGCAAACAATCGAAGGGCAATGTTGGAGCACAGCTTAAGCTTGAATTATTCCAGAAGGTAATCCTTCAGGCAATATATGGAATAGTTGACAGAAAGACAGGGCTTCGAAAATATACAGAAGTTTTTATTTGCATTGGCAGAAAAAACGGAAAATCGACTCTGCTTTCAGCTCTTGGAAATTATGGATTGCTGGGAGACAAAGAAGGCGGCCCTGAGATTGATTGCGTTTCGACAAAGCGTGATGCAGCAAAGATTGTCTTTAATGCTGCGCGCGATATGGTGAAACAATCACCATATCTTCGCAAATATATCAAATCAAGAAAATCTGATTTGTATTGCGAATATAACTTAGGAATATATCAACCACTATCAAGCGATTCAAATACTCTTGATGGATTAAATCCATCAATGGTAATCCTTGACGAGTGTCATGCAATAAAAGATAGAAATTTGTACGACGTTATGAAACAGGCTATGGCTGCAGAATCAAGAAAGCAGCCTTTATTTATTACAATTACAACAAGCGGATTCAATCGCGAAGGAATCTATGACGAGCTCTATGATTATGCTGCAGATGTACTTGAGGGAAGAGCTGAAGATGAGCATTTCTTATCATTCATTTTTGAGCTTGATAATTTAGATGAATGGGATCAGGAAGATAAATGGATCAAAGCAAATCCTGGACTTGGCACAATCAAAAGCTTGGATAAATTAAAAGAAAATGTCGAGCGAGCAAAAAAGACTCCTGACTTTAAGCCTACAGTTTTAACGAAAGATTTTAATTTAAAAAATATTAGTGCTGCAAGCTGGCTGTCATGGGAAGAGCTCGACAATGAAGAAGTATTTGAACCAGGCGAAGTATTTGATACTTATGCCATCGGTGGCTGCGATTTATCATCAACGCGAGATTTGACTTGCGCGTCGCTTTTAATTCGAAAGCGCGGGGATGAAAAAATCTATCTTTTGCAGCACTACTTCTTACCTGAAGAGCGAGTTGATATGCTTGAAGCGACAAGCTCAAAGGAAGCTCCATATCGAATATGGCAAGAGCGAGGCCTTTTAACATTATGTCAAGGCTCGATGGTTAGATACTCCGATGTTACAAGATGGTTTTGTGAAATGCGAGACAAATATAAGATAACCATTTTTAGACTTGGATATGATAGAGCTTTAGCTAATTACTGGGTGGATGAAATGAAAAGTGAGTTTGGCAATATCATGGAAGCTGTTCCACAAGGTCCAATAACTTGGACAGCTCCAATGAATGAGCTGGGCGCGATGCTTTGCGATAAACGAGTAAATTATAATAATAATCCAATATTCAAATGGTGCCTGACAAATACAGCAATTAAAAAATCAGGAACCAATGAAGCAATTCAACCGATAAAGATACAAGCTCACAGGCGAATTGATGGCCTTGTGAGCTTTTTAAATGCTTACACAATTTACGTTAAGTACAGAGACGACTATTTGAATATGGTCGGATAGGAGAAGAGATGCAAATTTTTAGAAAAAAGCAGCGGAAGTCTACAGAGAAGGAAAGTTCAAAGGTAATTCCATTCAACACAGAAACATGGCACTATGTCAGATTCAACGGCGAGCTTTTGGATATTGATACGATTGTCGCTTGTATTGATGCCCTGGCTAGAAATCTTGCAAAGATGGAATTATCAGCAATCAGGAAAGATCAGGACAATATTACGATTACGGACAGGACTTCGGATGTTGCAAAAGTCTTAAGAAAGCCTAATCCTTTTCAGTCGCAATATGATTTCATCTACAAAGTTGCTGCTTTATATTTTGCTACTAATAACGCATATATCTGGCCTGAATATGATGATAGCGGAAATCTAATTAATTTATGGCCTATAAATTGTACGTCAGCTGAAATGTATCGAAAAGATGGATTTGAATTTTTGAGATTTAAATTGCATCGCAATCATATGTTTACAGTTCCTTATTCGCAAATTATTCATTTGCGAAATCATTACATGAAGGACGATATTTTCGGAGATTCAAATCACGCTTTTAGTTCAATCGCTGAGTTGATGGATGCTCAACAGCAAGGAATTAAAGGCGGCATTAAAAATTCTGCATTAATCAGGGGACTTTTAAAAGCAGCCCAGGTAATGAAAGAAGAAGATATAAAAGAGGCAAGAGATAGATTCGTTCAAGATAATTTTGCAGTTCAAAATAATGGCGGCGTGCTTTTTATCGATGGCAAATTTGATTATACGAATATTGAATCAAAGCCTTATATCGTTGATGCAGATTCGATGAAATTCACGCAAAGCCAAGCCTATTCATATTTCGGTGTTAATGAAGATTTTTTACAAAACAAATTTAATTCTGAAGGATATGAGGCAGTCTATGAAGGCCGCCTGGAGCCATGGGCTATTCAATTTATGCAGGCTTTAACAGACGGAATATTTACATCTCGAATGCTAAGTTTCGGAAATCAAATCGTTGCTAATATGGCAAGACTTAAATATCAATCACTTGGCACGATTTCAAATATGATTTCTGTTACGAAAGAGCTTGGACTTTTCACTCGCGACGAATATAGAGAGATGCTTGGCTATGAGCCGTTAGGCCCAGAGCGCGGCGGCGATGAAATTATGATTGCCACAAATAATTATGACTCAAGCAATTCAGAGGGAAGTGGGAATTCAGATAATCAGGAAGGAGAAGAGCAATGAAAGAAATGGAGACAAGGACATTCCTTGGAGCAGTTGAATCAAGAGAAAGAGATAATGGCGATATTCAAATCGCAGGAATGCCAGTCGTATTTAACCAAGCGACAGACATCGGCGGATTCTGGGAAGAAACCATCGCAGCGGATTCCATTGATGAAAAAACGCTTCGAGATGTGAGATTGCTTGTTAATCATGATATGTCAGGAATTCCACTTGCAAGAAGTCGAAGAAATACAAGCAATTCAACCATGAGATTATCAATCGAAAAAAATGGAATTGAGATGGTTGCAGATTTGGATCAGAAAAATCCTAAAGCAATTGAATTAAATTCAGCAATAGAGCGAGGAGACATTTCAGGAATGTCCTTCGCTTTTTTAGTTGATGGAGACGAATGGGAAGATTTGGATTCAGATTATCCAAAACGAACCATTACTCATATTGCTGAGATTTATGAAGTCTCAGCGGTAACATGGCCAGCATATGAGCAGACTTCCATCTCATCTCGTTCGCTGGAAAGCGGACAGAAGAGTCTTGCGGATGCAAG